GAATGGATAAGGAACTTTCCGACAGGCCCGTCCAGGAACAATCTAATCACATAATGGGGATACACACTTTTCAGGATGACGTTGCACATTGCTTGTCAGAGAGCCCAGAGTCCCACTATTTTTCTAGACGGGCAGTTTCCGTGGCAGCATGCATACTGATGGAAAAGACTGAGTTGAACTTCAAGGCAAACACCGTGAAGCTGCTGGGTAAAACATTGTCAGAGTTTGCCACTTTTAAGGCATCTGTCTGGGAGATAAAAGAGTCCATCGACAACACAAAAGAAATGCAATGGAAGACGCTCGGTGAGAGATCAAAATGCGTGAAGTTTGTCACTGACCTAGCAAACTTGGGCATGTTGACTGTCAGAGATGTCTTGATCACAGAGTTGACACAGACAGGTGGTTTCGTTGATGTTGTGATCCAGATCTTCAAGAAAAATCAGTGGGGTGGTACCAGAGAGATACTAATACTGAGGATGATTGCCAGGATTATAATAAACTTTTTGGAAACCCTCAGCAGACAAATCTGTGAGGCAGATGGCAGAGAAATGCTGACTCAGGGAAAGAACAAGCAGATTTACATGAAGCTGGATCATGATGACATTCTAAGATCATTTCCAAGAGACCACAACCTCTTGATACTGAAGAACTCTGATGACATGACAACTTGGAGTCAAAAGTTTATACCAACCATCTTTCTGCCAATCTTCAAAACGGGGAAACATGATGCTTTGTCCTCCAGTCTATGTGAATCAATATTGATGTCCCACTGTGACAAGAAAGTTGAATTCCCAAGGGAGCTTGTGAAGATGTGGGATAAGTACCCTGACAAGATGCATGACTCACATCTAGACATCCTGAAACAGAATTACCTCAAGACAGGCTGCACCCACCTCCAGCTAACGTCTGATATGGGACAGGGAATACTACACTATTCGAGCTCAGCCTTGGCTCTCTGTTGTGATGACTTTGCATGGGCGCTCTTCGAGAGGTGGAGGGAGGGTCGAAATTTGCCAAGGGCCATAGAGAAAAGGACTAGGTTAAGCTCGGATGACAAAGGGGAGATAATGGCCGTTGATAAGTCTCTCCCCAGTGCTGGTATCCAATACGCGGCTCTGTGTGTCGCGAGTGAGTGGGCGAGAAGGCTCCACTGCATGGAACTGTCTGTAAAAGGGACAAGTGGTCATTTCATTTATGAATTCAACTCAACTTTCATGCTGAACACTATGTCTTTGACTCCCTTAGTGAAGTTCTCATTGGCGGCCTGCTCCGTCATAAAGACAGATTCATTCACGGATGCTGTTTCTGAGAGCTTCTCAAGAATTAGGCAATTGTATGAGAATGGTGCTTGTCTCGAGGATGTGAAGTTCGCTCATGAGTTAAATGCTGAACAC